CGGGACACGTTGACCCCACGGCGCGCCGGCGCGGCGGCGGCCACCGGCGCCCCCGACGGCAGGACGGGGACGCCGGCGCCGAACTCGAGCAGACCGGCCAGCCGCTCCCCCCACCGACGCGCCATCGCGTCAGGTGGTGGGGGCGGCGGCGCCGGTGCCGGCGTCGGGGGGGTTCAACGCTTCGGCGGTCGTCGCGGCGGCGCCGGCTTCGGCGATGCGGCGGTGAAACTCGGTGTCATCGATCTTCCCGGCGGCCAGGTCGGCGGCGGGATCGGCGGAAGATTTCGTTGCCATCGATCGCGACGTACGACGTCGTTACGTAACGACGTCAACGCATCGACGCCCCGGTGGCCCCAGGACGGCCGAAACGGCCCGCCGGGTACCTGGGGGCCGGGCGATCGGGAGCGGCGACGACGACGGCGCCACGGCCACGGGGGGCGGCGACGGCGACCGACCACGCCGCCAGGGTCACCGCCACCAACGGCGAGATGTCGACCCCGGACCGGGCCCGCGACCACAACCAGGCGTCGCCCAACGGTCGGCGGGCGGCGCCGATCACGGCGTCGTCCAACACGGCCTGGGCGCGGTGGGACAGCCGTCCGTCGGCGAGGGCGTCCAAGAACGCGCCGCAGGCCCGGGCGTGGTCGCCGGCGCCGACCGGGTCGACGGCGACCCGGACCCGGCGCAGCTCGGCGATGACCCCGGCGGTGACCAACGAATCGGCGACGACACGGGCGCCGGGATGGGCGCGGCGGGCGTCGCGCACGGCGGCGGCCAACCAGCCGACACCGCGGCGGGCGTCGATCACTTCGACCACGGTGGCACCGTCGGGGCCGGGGCCGGCCACGGCGACCGCGGCGCTCGAGCGGTCGCCGGCGACGTCGAACGCCACCGCCCGCACCGACGTCACCGAGACGGACGGACGGGCGGCGGCGGACCACAACGCCAGGTCCACCCCGGCGGCCGCCAGCACCTCCGACGGGCGGGGCCACACGTTCAGGTAGGCCCGTTCAAACGCGGCGTCCGATTCGCGGATCGCCCATTCCCGGTGCAACACGTCGAGGCCGAACGCGATCCCGGCGGTCGGATGGGCGCCGACCCACACCGCCGGGTCGGCCGGGTCGTAGCCCGGGTCGGTCGGGTCGGCGCCGTAGTCGAACATGGCGACGCCGGGCAGTCCGGACGCGCCGGCGGTCAGCCAACGGTCCCACCACGTCGACTCGACGGTGCCGCCGGCCGACACGATCCAGGTCTGACGCCACGGCCGGGTCAACTGGGCGGGGCGGATGCCACCTTCCAACGCTTCGCCGGATTCCACGTCGAACGCCCACGCCTCGTCCACGGTGACGGTGTCGGCGTTGGTCGAGTGCAACGCGTCGGCGGTCGGGGCGAACAACTGCAGGCGGGACGAACCGCGGCGTTTGTGGACACCTTCGGACCCCTGGGAGCGGCGCAACCGGTACAGCCGCGACAACGGCTCGAGCATCGGCACCCACTCGTCGCGAAACAGCTTGGCCGCGGTCTCGCGTCGTTGCGCGGTGTACCAGGCGCGCTGATCCGACGTGATGTCGAGATGGTCCAGGTTGACGGCGAGCGACAGGGTCGTCTTGCCGGCGCGGCGCGGCACCGACAGCACCACCACGCCGTAACGGAACCCGGTGCCGTCGTCGTTGATCTCGCCGGCGACGTCGGCGACATCCCACTGCCACGGGTACGGCGGTCTACGGCGCAGACGGGTCAGGTGGGCCAGGGTCGACGGGCCCGTGGTCGGACGCTCGGGATCGCGCGGCGTCGCGAATCTCGGCGGTGAGGCGTGCCAGTTCGTCGTCGTAGCCGAGATCGCCGGCGCTGTCACGGCGCTCCCCGCGCAGCTCGAGCAACAGGCGGGCGGTGACGTCGATCCCGCGGTACAGCGTGAAGCTGGACACGTCCGGGTCGGCGACGTCGCGGTCGATCGCGTCCGCCGCGGTCATCGCCAGGCCGACCAGTCCGGCGTCGACCGGTTCGATCTGGCCCATCGCCCGTTGGGCCCGCAGCTGGCGGTCGACGTACCGGCGGACCCGGGCGACACGGGCACCGGTGTCGTCGCCCAGGCCCGGCAGGTGCGGCGTGGGCGGACGGGTCACGATCGGTCCGCATCGGGCCGAACCGTAGTTACGCGGGGCGTCCCGGCCCGGCGGGAGAGAGAACCCGGACGCCGGCGGCGTCCAACCGCTCCCCCCGATCCAAGAACGCTCGAGCCCGGAGCGAGACGCGACCGCGACGACGCGCGACGACGACGGTTCGACACCTGCGCCCCTCCCGCCGACTGGCAACGACGACACGCCGGCGCCAACCGACAGCACCCCGACCCGGCGACGTGGCGGTGATCGGCCAACGCCGGGACGTGATCGGGTGTCGAGGCCCGGGCCCCGCACCACACACACCGATGCTCACCGCCGGCCAGCACCGACAGCGCCGCCAGGTAGGCGGGCTCACGGTAGGCAGGGTCAGCCACGGTCGGCCCAGCTCACACCGCTAGTCCCAGTTGTACGGGGCGAGGCACGGCGGCGATCGCCCGCTCCCGCCAGGCCAGGGCGTGGGGCAGACAGTTGGCACAGGACTTCACCCCGGTGTGTGGACACGGGTGGATGTTGCGACCCCGATACGACCACGCCATCGAATCAGCCGACGTGAGACACCAACCGTAACGGCGCAGCCCGTCTGTCTTCACCCCGAACCCGTGCAGTCGCAGGCCGTCGGCTGACAGGTTGGCGACGAGCTGCGCGATCTCGTCGGTTGCCTCACGTCGGCACACCGACCCCAGGCCGACGAGACGTTCACGGTGCAGGTCGACGCCGGCACGTTCGTACATGTCGGCGCACCGCCAGTAGTCGGCCAGCGTCTGGCCTTGCAACACGGGGATGATCGGCAGATCGGGGGCGAGGGTCCGCAACGTCAGGTAGTTGTCGACGGTGTGGCGTTGGGCGGTCGGGACGGTGCGGGCGATGCGGGAAGTGGCGAGGACGAACGGCTCACACATGTGGTCCTGTGGGGCGATCCAGTCGAGCCGGCCGATCTCGTCGCGGTAGCGGCGGGCGGCGGCGATGTAGGCGGCCGGTGTGGTGGCGTACTCGCGGTAGAGGTAGATCTCGGTGAACGCCCCCGAGTCGAGCGCCCATCGGGTGTGGGCCGGTCGGTATGTGCGACGTTTGGCGAGGCGGCGTTGGGAGACGAACAGGGGAACGTCGACACGGGTCAGCCAGGCGGGCATGTGGGTACCGAGGTAGAACCGGGCAAGTGCCGGATTCTTGACCGCTGGCGCGAGACAGTGATGTCTCGCCCATTGGTCGAGCGGGAGAATCTGGCCGCACTCGGCGCAGGCGAACAGCGGTTGATCACTCATCGCCGGTCTTCGGATGCACGGCCATTCGACAGGCATGGCAGTACCACCGTGTCGGCGCGATCTGGTGCAGCGCGGTTCCACACCGCGGGCAGACGAACAGCGGTTCATCGGCCAACGGTGACCGCCGATCGGGCCAGCGTGACGAGAACGTCGCGGAACGCGGGCGGGGTGCGGACGTCACGTTCGGCGCGGCCCCGTCCGGCGCACTCACCGGTGTGGACGCCGGCGCCGACGACGACACGGCCGGGTCGTTCGCCCCATTGCAGGTCGAGGGGTTGGACCCCGACGGCGTACAGCCAGGTCCGTTTGCGGGCCCGGTGTCCGTACATCACCTGGGATATCTCGGTGACCATCCCGGGGTCGGTGAGGGACTGGGTCCAGGCGCCGCGGCGGGGTGTGGGCAGGTCGAACCGGGGCCACGCCAACGAGTAGGCGGGATGCTCGAGCACCCCGCCCCATCGGCGCACCGCGGCCAGGGCGGCGGCGAACGTGCCGTCGTCGTCGCCGATCGGTGTGCCGTAGCGGGCGGCGTTGACCGGGGCCAGTTGGCACCACCGGTTGCACGGCGGGTGGGCGACCACCGGCCACGGCCCGGGATAGGTGCGGGCGTCACGGGCGATGTCCCAGGTGTCGACGTCGGCGACGTCGGTGTAGACCCCGCCGGCCTCGACGTACAGGGCGGCGATCATCGCCCCGTGGTCAGGCGATCAGGGCGGCGCGTTGGCGGGCCCGGTAGCGGCGCATCTTGGCGGCGTGGGCGTTGGGGTCGGCGACTTGGATCACCGACGCCCCGTACCACCGGCCCCGTCCCGACGGTGTCGGCACGCCGGTGGCGTTGAACCGGGCGGCGATGGTGCGCCATCCGTAGTCCTGGGCGCGCAGGGTGTGGATCTCGGCGCGTACCGCGTACAGGGTGGGAGCGGGGGCGCGGGCGGCGAGGCCGGCGGTCAGCTCCGGGGGGAGCGTGAGCTGTTCCACGCCCGGCCAGGCTAGTCGAACGTACGCGCGCGGTCATCTGTCCAGCGTGTCGGGGTCACGGCCCGGCCAGCATCCGTTGGGACCACAACGCCCACTCGGCCCGGCAGGCCGGGCAGTACCGATCGTCACGGTCGGTCGGCTCGCCGCAGCGTGGACACGGCACCGGTTCGTCGGCGTCTCTCATCGGGTCATCTCCTTGTCGGTCCAGCACCTGAACTGTGGTCCGTCGCTCGAGTCGCACGCCGGGTTACGGTGCGGCGTCCGGTCGGGGCTGTCTGGTTGGTCCCGGGTGTCTCCCGACCGGACGCCGGTGAGGGCGAGGGCGACGACGACAGCGGCGGGGACGAGATCGCGTCGGGACACGGCGGCCCCCCCTTCCTGAGCCTCAACAGCATCGCCACGACACGGCGGTCGTAGTCGAGGGGGAGCGGTGTGGCGCTCACCGGTAGATCTCGGCGCACCGACCGGCGCGGACGGCGGCGAGCAGGTCGGCGGGGGGGCCGACGAGAGGGCCGGGCGGGTGGTCCGGGTCGAACAGGGGCGGCGCCGGACCGGTCGCGACAGCGGCGCGCGCCGTCCCGGGCGCGCTATCGCCCCCCGAAGGGGCAATAGACGTGTCGGCGATGTCACCTCGGTGCGACCAGGGGTTTCGCGGTGGCAACAGGACGCGGTACAGGTTGGTGCGGGCCCGGCGCCAGCATCCGGCACGGTCGCGGTAGGGGCGGTCGCGGACCACCCGCAGCCGTCCGGCGGCTTCCAGCGCCCGGGTCGCGCGGATCACGGTGCGGGGGCTGCGCCCGATGCGGGCGGCGGTGCCGGCGACGCTGGGGGTGGCCCGGCCGTGGCGACGTTCGCACCGTTCGAGCTCGTCCAGCACGCGGCACTCGGTGAGGGTGGTGGCGGCGCGGTGGGCGGCACGGTAGGCGCGCACGGTGCGCGGGTCGAGGAAGCCGGCCGGGCGGCTCACGACCGGTACCACCGTTCGCGTTCGGCGGCGGCGACACGGTGGACCGCTTCCAACCGGCGCAGCACGTCGGCGAGGGCGGCGGGGACGGCGGCCAGTTCGACGGCGTCGAACACGATCGGGCGCAGCTCATCGACGGCGCAGGCGACTTCCCGGGCGATCCAGCCGTGGGCGTCGTACATCTCCCGCCACGCCTCGGCCTCGGTGCCGGTCATCTCGGCGCCTCACACTTCACGGCGTGTCCGCTTCGGTGTGACAGGTGGGTGGTACGGTGCCGCACTGGCACACCTCCGAGATGCGATCGGGATTGTGTCGGGTCGCTGCGGGTGAGGTCTCGCAACGGCCGCCAGACCTTAGGGCCCGGTCCCACCCCAACGGGGGACCGGGCCCGGTCGCGTCCGGGCTCGAGTGCGCCGATAATGATTCTTACGTTCGGTAGATAATCCCGAACAGGGCCGAAACCCCAGGTACTGGACACGCGCGCTCCCAAACAGGCGGGGTGTCGAACGTGTGTCCAGACGGGGTCGGTGGGCGACGCGCGCGGCACGGGACGGATGCCAGGTCCGATCGCCTATCGGGGCGCGTCTCCCGGCGCCCCGCCAGCGGGGCGTCGAGACGATCGGGTCGTCTACCAGGTACGCGAATCACAAATCTGTCATTCAAGGGGTCGTGACCCGGCGTTGACCGGGCGGGGTGTACAACGGGCGTCGCCCCATCTCCCGCGGCGATCACCGACGGTGACACATGTCACGGTCACGGTGACGTCGGGTCGGGGCACTGGGTCACCGGCTCGGGCCGTCCGGTCGGGACACGCCTCCCGACCACGGTCCGGGCCGGTGACACCCGTCGGCCCGCATCTTGGTGCACCGTCCAACCCCCGTTCGAGGGATGTCGCCCCACGGCCACCGCCGACCCTATTCGTTCGTCTGTTCCTCGTCGGGACGGTCGTCGGGCGGTGACCGGCGCCGATGGCCGCGACGCCGGTCACCGTCGGCGAACATCACCGACACCGCCCGGACCACCCGCAGCACGGCGACCGTGGCGAGGATCGCCCCGACCACGAACGCCCCGGCGACATCGACGTTCGCCCAGTCGACCGCCCCGACCACGACGCCTAGCCGGACTCGAGCCGGGTCACCCGGGCCTGGATGTCGACCAGCATCCGGTAGACGTCACCGGCGATCAGCGCCTCGGCGTACAGCGCCGCCCACGCCGCGTTGATCGTCTTGCCCTGCGGGTCGGTGAACCCGGGTTGCGGGGAGCACACCGCCTGATACAGCTCACTGAGTTGGGCGGCCTGTTCGTCGGTCATGTCGTCCTCCGGAGTCGGGGTCGGGGTCGCGGCGCGCCGGGCGCACTCGGCGCGGATGTCGTCCAGGTGCCAGGTGCCCGAACTCGAGCACGACCGCGGCCGCCACGGCCCCTGGACGGCGGCGGCGGTGGCCGGGTCGATCTTTCTCGACGTCCAGCCGGGGGCGTCGCCGGCGCCGAGGGCGTGGGTGATCACGTCGGTCGGCACGTTCCCGAACCGGGCGTTCAGCGCGTTGGACGCGCGGAAGCACGCGTCGACCTGGGCCTGGGGCCACGGCTCGCCCACCCCGTCGTTGGCGCACTCGATCTGCCAGCCACGGGTGTTGCCCGAATCGGCGGGGATCGTGCCACGGGAGAACGCGGCCGGGCCGCCCTTGCCGGCACAGTTCGAGGCGCCGGCGGCGATCGGCCAGCACACCCCGTCACGGTCGATCAGCATGTTCCCGACCGGGGCGTCGTCGCACCCGTCGATCATCCAGGACAGGTCGTTCGGGGGCGACGTGGCCGACGCGGTGTGATGCCAGAACACCGCCAACGGCGGCGACGGGAACCCGCCGGACGACCGGGCCCGGGACTGCCAGCCGTCGGTCGTCGCACTCTCGGCGACGGTGCAACCCGCCGCGGTCAACACGTCCAACAGGTCGGTGTAGTAGATCCCGCTCACCGGTCGGCCCCCTGGCGGGCCAACCAATCGGCGATCAACGTGGCGACCTGGTCGGGTGAGAACCGGCGCCGGCGCAACAGGTCACGGCGACGCTCGACCTGTTCGGGGTCGGCCGGTTCGACGTCCCAGGCGTCGTCGGGCTCCCAGTCCCCGAACGTCGACACGGTCACACCGTCCAGCCCTGGACGGCGAACAGGGTGTGGTTGACCGGGTCGGCGAACGTCGACACCGGCACCGCCGTGCCGGTGACGTTCTCCAGACTGACCCGGTAGGCGCCCGGCGCCGACACCGCCTTGGCCCACGACACCGTGCGCAACGCGATCCCGTCGTACTGGGCCAGCCAGATCGCCGTGCCGGCCGGGTCGTACAGCTTCAAGTTGACCTTGGCGGCGGCCGCCGCGGTCAACAGCACGCTGTAGTGCACGACCCACACCTGGGCCCGCAGGCTCGAGATGGCGGCGGGAATCGTGATCGTGGCGATGTCCAACGCGGTCCCGTTGTTGACGGTGCCGCCGGACGCGGTCCCGTTGCGGAAACGGGCGCTGTCGGACAGGTAGCCGGCGGTCGCCTGGGGCCAATCGGACCGGATCGGCGAGCCCGGCGCCGGGACGTTGGTGAACGGGCCGACCGTGGCGGGCGGGTTGGCGCGCACGTCGGCCTGACGGGACTGCTGTTGCCACACCCACTGCTCGAGCGCCGCCAACCGGTCGGCGACGACGGGGTCGACGGTGGCAACCGGGGGGTTGTCGGACATGGTCAGTACCTCCACACGTTGGCCGGGTCGGCGTCGTCCCAGGCGAACCGGGTCAGATCCCACAACTCGGGGACGCGGTAGTCGACGGTGCGCGACAACTGGATCGTGGACGTCCACGACTCGGGGGTCAGGTTGTGGGCGACGCCCAGGACGATCGCGAACAGGTCGAGGCGTCCGGTGGTGCCGTCGGGGTCGACATAGTCGTGAATCACGTTGACCCGGTCACCGCGACGGGTGCGTACCGCCATCTCCCACACCTGGGGCTGGGTCGGGTCGAACACGTACAGCTCGAAGCGTTGCAACGCCATCGACGGGGTCGACTGTTGGGCGATCAGATAGGCGGCCAACGTGTCGCCCTGGGCCTGGGACTGCCACAGGTCCGGGTCGGGGTGGGTCAGGTGGTAGCGGGCGTCGCCCTGCCACACCGACGCCGCCGCGGTCGCCACCGCGACCAGCCCGGCGTCGTTGACCAGGCGGACGTCGGTGGCGAGACGTTCGTCGTCGGCGGCCAACTCGGGCGACCACACGACGACGGGCACCGAACAGACGTTGTCGGACACGGTGAACAACGTCGGCTGGTCGCTGCGCCCGGCCCGCCACAGGCGGTTGCGATAGTCGACCGATCCGTCGGCGTCACCGTAGAACAGGCCGCCGTCGGACAGGGCGACCCGTTCGATCGTCTCCAGCGGGGACCGGTCGTCGGTGACGGTCGACAGCGTGACGCCGCCGGCGTCGAGATCGACCCGGTCCGGGTAGCCGGCCGACGAGACGATCCCGTTGATCCGGGTACCGACCGAATCGCCCGGCGTCCCGAAGGTGTGGTCGCCGCCCAACTCTTGGGCCAGCCACGACAGCCCGTCGTAGGCGACGACGGTCACCGTGTCATCCGCGTTCACCGTCCACGACGCCACCCGCCCGGAGAACAACCACAGTTGTTCGGCGGTGGCGGGGTTGCGGGCCAGCACGTACAGCCGCCGGCCCGGCGCCCAGTAGACGAGACGGCCGTCCGCCGACCACGGGGTGTACTTGCCGGTCCGGTTGTCCAGCGTGACGGTGGCGACGGTCGGCGGGAACACGTACAGCTCGTCGGGTTCGCCCGGGTCGATGTCGCAGGCGATCCAGTCGCACACCGCGTCGAGCGCCCCCGGCGTGGTGAACGGGGCGTCCCACACCCGCTCCGGGGTCGTGTCGTCCCAGGTGACGTCGGCGTCGGTGTCGTCCCACACATAGGCGGCCTGGGGCAACAGCTCGAGCCCGATCAACGGCCGCCACCGCCATCCGGCGATCGGGGCGTCGGGGCCGATCGGGTGGGGGGCGATCGTCGGCGCGGCGACGTCGCCGGTGCGGGTCATCGGGAGAACCGTTGATACAGGCCGCCGGCGCGACGGGCCTGGCGGCGGGCGTCGCCCAGGGCGTCACCACGCCACCCGCGGGGCAGGTACTGGGTCACGTTGACCACCGGCGCGGCGGTGGCGCCGAGTGAGGCGCCGATGACACCGGGCGGCACGGCGATGTTGCGGGCCAACTGCAACCGGGCGGCGACCGCCACCGGGTTGTTCTGGTAGTAACGCTCGGCGTCGGACTTGACCGCGGCGTAGTCGCCGGCGTCCAACTTCTTCAACGTCGACTGGACGTCGACCGGGTTGGCGCCGGCGGTGCGGGCCAGGTCGACCAGGTCACGTTTGTATCCGTCGACGTCGGCGACGGTGATCGCGATGCCGTTCTGCGTGTTGGTCATCGCCGTATCCATCGACGCCTCGAACTGGTGAAACTCGGCGTCGAGATCGACCTTCCCGGACAGGGTGTCGAACGCCGTGCCGAGACGTTCGGTCTTGTCTTTCAACCGTTGCTGGGCGTCGGCCGCCACCCCCGCCGACGTGGCATGGGCCTGCAGCGCCTCGGTGGCGTCCTTGGTCCGATCGTCCTGTGTCTTGATCGAGTCGTTCGCCTTGTCGATCCCGTCACGGGCCGACAGCACCGGGTCGATCAACTGGGAATAGGCGGCGATCAGGGTGGCGGTCGTCTCGCCGTGGTCGTGTTGGGCCTTGGCGATGTCCTGAATG